CCCCCCCCCACCCCCCCCCCGGGGCCCCCCCCCCCCCCCCCCCCCGGGCCCCCCCCGCTCTTCCTCAAGACGGTCACGTTCCGGCTCACGGTCTTTGTCGTGGTCGCGGAGCATCATCATGCGGCGAAAATTAGTCTTGCCCATAATCTATACCTCCTTAGGAAATGGACGCAGGTGCACCGGCGTGGGAACGGCAGAAGCAGCCAAGATACTTGAACGTGCCTGTGCCAGTTGCAGACGTTGCAACGCGGGTAGCATAGCGGGTGCGAGTGTGAATGCTCTCGGCGGTTGCCTGAGCGCAGTTGCAGTCGGTCAGAGGGTATGCGGTCGTACCTGCGCCGATGGTAATGACCACAGGGGCGTTGATAGTGGTCGTGTCCGGCAAAGCCTGAGCAATGACCAGACAATACTTCTCTCCGTTCTGGTATGCGCCAGCAGGGATGTTGATGGTCAGCGTGTCATTGGCGAACGTAACGGACTGGCTCAAGACCAGATGTGGGCAGAGTTTGCAGCTTGTTTTGCAAGCCATAATGTTTTCCTCCTAAAAAATCAGGGGCAGAGGTGTCTTACCCCTGCCCCGATGGTTCACCCGGTGTTATCGGGGAGTGTGTTGGTTAGCAGCAGCCGCAGCAGTTCACGCCCACGTTAGGGTTTGCCACCTGATAAGCGGGAATCGGACGAGGGTTGACCCGGTTCAGGATGGTATCAGTCTGCTGAGACATCACGGTGGTCAGAAGCGCATTCTGCCGATCCTGAGAAGCCGCGAACTTCAGGCTCTGGTTCTCAGCGGTCAGAGTGGCGATCTTGTCCTGCGTGAAGTAGTCCATCATGCTGCGGAAGTTGGCGTTGCAGTTGTCCACGATGGCGCGGGCGTTGTCTGCGATAGCCTGACGGGTAGCGCAATCCTCCGTTGCGATGGTGTACTTCAGGTCGCCGATCAGCTGCTTATTCTCGCAGCAGCAAGATGCCAGCTGTGTGGCAAGAGCGGTCTGACCAGCCTGCCGTGCGTTGCCTTCCTGCATGATGGCAAGGCTGATGTCGTTGTCGCCGTTGGACACGCTGCGTTCCAGTCCGTTCACCAGCTGTGCGTTCTGGTAGCCAAGCTGACAGATGGCGCTGTTTACGCCCGCAAAGCCGTTCGCAATGTTGGTGTTGATGCCATTGATCTGCGCCAGCTGGTCATAGCCCAGAGAGCAGATACCGCTCTGGATGCCCGCCAGAGAGCGGGAGGTATCCTGCTGGTAGAAGCCCTCAGACAGAGCCGCGCGGGTGTCTGCACCGCCCTGACCGGTTGCGCCAGTGCCGACCAGATAGGGGATGTAACTGTTCATGCCGTTGCCGGCCCCGTTCCGGCCATAGCCGTTTGTGCCCCAGCCGAAGATGATGGCGAGGATGATAACCGCCCACAGACCTTCGTTGCCAAAGAATCCACCGTTGTTATTGCCGCCGTCCTGCCCGGCCAGGTAGCCAGTTGCAAAATCGTCCATAACAAAACTCCTTTCAGTTTTGCGTTATGCTATCCCACCGCCGTATGCGATGGGCGAAGCCAAACAAAAGCGGTTTTTGTCAAGTCCGCAAAACTGAGAAGCGTTTCGCTTAGAGGAGGGGATGCGTTATCGGGGCAGCGTCAAATTCAGGACGCTTGCCAGCTGGTTCAAGTCGATGCCACGCTCTTTGGCGAGGTTCTGCGCCATCGTTCGGAGCTGTGCTTCGTTTTTGCCCTGAATCAGGTTCAGCCCCTGCATGATGGGGGCACTCTGCCCACCCAGCTGCTGGATAAGTCCCATCGGGTTTTGTCCGGCACGAGCCAGATTTGCAAGCTGCATGATAGGGCTGTGAGTAATCATATCAAACGGAGAGGGCATCGCTTATTCTCCTTTCTTCGCTGCGGCAGTGGGCTTAGAGAAGCTCTTCTGCCACTTTTCCAGCTCATCCAGCCGGCGCACGATGGCATCGTACTGCTCAACAGGCACATACTGCTGTGTCGGTGCAGCGGTCTGCTGCGCCTGTTGCGCCTGCATTTGCCGCCATGCTTCCGGGCTGTAAAACTCTAACACGTCAGATTCACAAGTGTTTGGGTTCAGACGTTTGCAGTAGATGACCCCACTACGCAAATCCGGGCAATACGTCCATCTTCCGTACAGATCAGATGGAATTGCCAGAAATTCCTCCCTGCTGGAAACAGGTCTGCCAAGCAGCCAGCCGCCATCTTGTGCCGACTGCTGAACAGGCTGCTGCCCATTCATCGGCTGCGGACGCTGCGGCTGCGCCTGTTGCATCTGCGTGTTTGGCAGGGGAGTGGCAAGCCCAACTGTGCCCATGCCGCCGTAAGGATTGACAGGCTGCTGCGGAACGTAGGGCGCTCCGGGTGCCGGATAATAGCTCATAATACATCCCTCCTTGTGCATCCAGTGTACCGCATCAGCAAAAATCGAAGGACAACAAAGGTACAACGAAGGACAAAAAAGAAAAGCGCCCACACGGAAAAATCCGCATGAGCGCTTAACTGTTAAGAGCTTCACATTGGAAGCAAAAATAAAATATCACGTTTTGACTTGCAAGACAAGAGCTTCGACAAAACTAGTGTGAATAAAACAAAAAGACCCGCCATGATACGCATCGTTGAGAGGCTTGACGGGTTCAGACATCCGCCCTAATGCGCTTCTTCGAGAGGCCGGGGGGGATTTGTTGAGATAATTATACCACAATCTGCGCAAAAAGAAAAGCCAGCGGGTAAACGTTCTTCCGCTGGCTCTCTGTACACATTTCTCCGAAGTGTGTGTACTCTACTTCGGACGGTACAAATAGTATATCACACATCCAGCATTTTATCAATGCCTTTCAGCCGATAGCCTACCGCCGTCCGGCTGTAATGCGTCTGCGCTGCAATGTCTGGCAGCGGAAGCCGCTCAACGTACCGCAGTAAGGCTATCTTACGGTCAACCCTCCCAAGCGGTGCGCTTTTGATGGCGGCAGTCATCTGCTGTCTGTTAAGCCCTTGCAGGCACAGTGGCAGCACTACACGAGCCGCCGCCACAGGCAGCACCGAGCCAGAAGGGCTGCGGAAGCTGTCCGGCGTTGCGCACCATTACAGGGACGTTACCGAGATGGTCGATTTTGCCGCATCTCTTGATTTCACAAAATCGTTTCTGCTCGTATGTAGTGCTTGCCATGATATCCTCCTTACTGCTTTTGCAGTGCCGCTCGTGCCCGGTCAAAGAAAAACTGGATAACCTTGCTCATGGTCTCTTCGGTGATAGCCCAGCTGACCAGCTTGCCCCACCGGCTGTTGTCCAGATAGTGGCGCAGCATTTTGACACACCACGCCTTGCGCTCTGCGCCGCGCTTGGTGCCCTGAATCTCGTGCTCTGCCTGGTCGATGAGGTTGAGCACAAGGGTCTTGACCGCTGCGCCGTAGCCCAGACGGATAAGCCCAAGCACAAGCGACACAGCGCCCACAGCAATGAGCACCAGCGCCAGCCACGCGGGCAGCGGGGTGATAATGGTGTTAAGGATTGCTTCCATGATTGGTTACTCCTTTCAGCAGGTAATTGTTAATGTCGGTCTTGCTTTTTTGCATACCTTCCCGGTTGTTGCCGGATAGTTGCGCATCCAAAAGGTTCTGCACGCCAACGAGGACAAGTCGAATTTCTTCGTCAATGCCGTCAAAGCGGCGCAGGTCTCTTGCAAGGGCTTGTGTATGCTGGAGCTGCCCCTGTTCCAAGGTGCCGACGCGCTTGTCCAGCTCATCTAGCCGCTTGTTCTGCGCGTTGTCCGGCTCCTGTGCCTTCTTGATGTACTTATGGATGATTTCCAGCACCTTGTCGATCGTGATCGCAGCGGCGCACAGGCTGCCCAAGATGCCCAGCACCCACAGCAAAGCTTCTTTTTCGGTCATTTGCCCTCCCGAAGACGGGTCAGACCCTTCTTCGCAATGATTTTGGCGTAGTCTTTGTAGGGCACAGACAAGTCAACGCCGGAAATCTTGCCCGGTATCGCGTCCACAACACCGGGAATCTTGCCCTTGCTGGTATACTGCCATAGCCCAAAGTTCCATTCCGGTGTGGGCTTTTTGCTGCGGTAGGCTGCCAGCCACACGTCATAAGGCTTGAGCGCAGCGCCGGTCATGTACAGGTTATCACGGCCAAAGTACAGCCCGGTGTACAGCATGGCGTAAAAGCCCCAGCGCTCCACAGTGCCCAGCGCGTGGGCGGCAATGTCGGTCAGTGTCTGCTTGTCGAGCGGCGCTTGCACATAGGTATCCTCGATGTCCACCGCCACCGGCAGCTGCACCGTCTTGCCGGTAAGCACCTTGCGCAGCAGGGCAAGCTCTGCGTCAGCTTCTGCCGTGTTGACCGCCTTGCAGTAGTAGTACACGCCGCAGGGGATGCCCAGCCGCTGGCATTCGCGGTAGTTGCGCTCAAAGGCGGGGTCGATGTACGGCTTGCTGGGCGCGTCTTTCGCGCTGTTTCCCAGCGCCCGCAGCATCACACCGGAGACAAGGCCGCTTGCCTTGACCTTGCCCCAGTCGATGTTGCCCTGCCAGCGGGAAACGTCCATGATAGGTCTCATACTCTGCTCCTTAATACTTTTCGCCGGTGATCTCTTCATACTCTTCTGCGGTCAGGCGCTGGGGCTTGCGCTGCACAAGGATGCGAAGCATGGCCTTAGACCAGAGGCCTGCCTCATACTCGTCTTTTGCTTTGCCAAAGATCGCGCTGTGCTTATCACTCATGGCTCATGCCCTCCTTGTCTTCGGTCTCGTCCTCAATGGGAACGTCAGCCAATACGCACAGGAAGTCCACCATAGACGCAATCTGTGCCAAATCCGCATCCCGGTTTTCTTCTTCTTGCCGGGTCTTGATGCTTTCGGTGTTGTGAATAATTTCCATGGTATCCTCCTTAGCCTAACGTAGTTATTTCGCAAGCCGGGGCGCAGCGATGCGCGTAGACCGCGGCCCAGGTGTTGACGCCGCCGCTGGAGGTCACGCCGAAGGCACCGTAGCCGTTGCCACGACCCACAGAGCGCAGCCGCAACCCGCGGCCCACAGTGCGCTGTGCAAGGTCGCGGGTGATGCGCAGCGGATAGGTCTGCCACAGAGCCTGCGGGGTCTTTGCGCCGGTGCGCTCTTTCCAGTAAGGCCAGTAGCCGGTGCCCTCGCCGGACACCTGCGGCGAGCAGTAGATCTCCTGCAGGGAGGGCAGGAAAATCTTGTCATAGGTCACCACAGCGCTGCCGTCATCGGTGACGGTGTTGCCGTAAGTCACGACCTTCACGCGAGTCAGGGCGGCCTTGAAGTCATCCGAGAAGCCCGCAAGGAAGCCGGGCACGGTGTCTGCCTGATCGGGCTTCATATCCCATTCATCCTGCGGAGTCCACCACCCACCGGCAGCTGCATCGCTGTTGAGGTACTGGCGGTATGCAGACTTATGCCACCGGTTGTCACCGTAGCCAACGGGATGCAAGCCGTTCAGGTTGCCGTTGGGCTTTGCCAAAAATGTGCCAAGATTCGTGCCAGCGCTGCCAGCAGAGACGTTGCAGGTCTCCAGCAGCTCAGACTTCTGCTGATCCTTGTAGACGTACACCTTCCAGTTGGCGGGTGCAACGTCCGGTGCATTATAGAAGCCGGTCAGGCGTGCGCCTGCGGGTGCGTTCTTGGTCAGCGTGAACTGATAGACGGTGCCGTTCTTGACGTTGGTGCCCCAGTCCAGACCCATCTTGACGTTGTATGTACCAGCCACCAGACCGGCCTCGGGCACAACGAAAAACGCCTGATACGCAGAAAACTGGATATCTTCCAGAGATGCGTAGTGCATCTGCAGCACCATTGCGGGTGCGGTGGTGCCGGTCTCACCCTCGGCGATATCGTCCGTCTTTACCACGTCCCACGGGCAGTCGTAGGCTTTGCCGTCCTTTGCGGTGTAGGTGTTCACCAGCTGGGTGCCGACCGGAAAAACCGCCGGTGCGTTACCGGCAGCCACCACGGCCTTGATGCCGTTATAGTCCATCTCCTCCACCACGCCGGTCTGTGCCCGCGCCAGCACGCCCAGCGAGTTGGACATACCCAGCAGGGCGGCGGTCATCTGGTCAAGCTTTTTGCCGTTTGTTTTTGCAGTCTCGTCCAGATAGATAGGCTCCGTCACCTCAGTGGCAGTTACCTGCGTGCTAATTTCGTTTTCAGCCATGTGTTTTGCTCCTTTCACGATTTAACATATTTCATGCAGACTTTGCCGTCAACCACGACAAATCCGCAGGATTCGAGGGCTGCGGTGCGCGTAGCCAGCGCCTGCTCTGCCTGTTCCGCGCGGGTGGTTTCGGCGGTGATGGCGGCATCCAAGCGCTGCTCCTCGCCCTTAGCGCGGGTTGCTTCAGCGGCAATCCCGTCCGCGTTCGCCTGTTCCACCGCCTTTGCCCGCTCCGTTTCCTCCGTGATTTTAGTGGATAGGGCGCTTTCGGCGGCTTGTGCGCGGATGGCTTCATCAGAAATGCTTTTCGCGTTAGCTTGCACTTCTGATTTATCCGCTTTGCCAGCAAGCACTGTGTTTGAATTGCTTTCCAAATCCACAATGCCCTGTTCGATGTGGTTCAGCTGCGAAGCGGAAAGCACTTCACCGTTTGCAAAGTTCTGTTTTTGATAGCTCATTGATAAGTTACCTCCTCTTCTTGTTTTTCAATCGGTGAGTAGATGAACTCTCCGTTGACATACAGATAATCGTAAAGGTTTGCCTTGCCGTCCTCCGGTATTTCACTTACAGAAATGCCATCTTTTAATTTGGCTTCGTTGAATGTTTCGCAAACGCTTAGAATGCGGTTTGTGCTTTTGTCAATATTTAAAACAAACATATCATTTAATCCCAAAAATCGTTAAAGGTATCATGTAATTGTTGTTTACGGTCGAATTATCGCTTAAATTCTTTTTTGAGTTGACAACCGCATTATAAAACCTAAATCCGACATTTCCGTTGCTATCGTCTGTATCATTTGACAAGATAAACGGTCTGCAAGCAGATGTCGGCTGATTAACAATGAAAACCGTTGAATCAAGCCCCCATGCATCTGTATAGTTCATATAAGAATCTGGGTATTCAACTCTGGAAATGTAAGGGTGAAAAACGCCAAGAAACTGATCGGACTTGTTTTCTACAACCATAGAAATGTTTCCAATGTAAGCTTTTTTTGAAGATGCCAAATCGTATGCTTTGCCGTCAAAGCGTATAAGGAACTTTGAGTATTGCATCGCATTCATTAAATCTATGTCTTGCGGAGAGAAAGTGGAAGATGGGCTGCTGTTTTTCCATAAAAGAACCATAATAGCACCTGTTGCAAGATTTCCCGCTGTAATCGTATCCGCTTTGATTTCCGTTGCGGTAATCGTTCCGGCTTGAATCACCTTTGCGTTCAGACCATCAGCGGAAATGTCCTCAGTCGTTACCGCACCCTTCAGGTTGATTTTGGACGCTTCGATTTGCACCGACTGCGCGGTCTGATTTATCGTGGAAGCGATATCGCCCTTGGAAACCTTTGTTTCAATCTTTTCGTTGGTAACTTTCAGTTGCGCATCCGCGTAAGACTTTGCATTGCTTTCGGCTGCGGTTGCTTTGCTCGTAGCATCCGCAGCAGCGCTGTTAATTGCGTCAGACTTTGCGGTCGCAACTTCTTCTTTTGTTGCACGCAGAGTAATAGCATCAGCATTTTGAGAAATCTTTGTTTCCGCTGCACCGATTCGCGTAGAAACGCCTGCCATGTCAGTTTGGTACGTTTCCTTCGTGACGCGGGATTCAATGGCAGCTTGCGTCTTTTCAAAATCAGAAGAATATTGCGTCTTGAACTGCGTCAAGTCGTTCTTGGTCTGGTTCGTCTGCGTGGCGGTCTGATTTATCTTTTCGAGGTTTGCCCTGTCCGTTGCCGCCTGTTGGCTTGTAACGCCGCTTGTAGACTGCGCGTAGGAAGAGCTTGTGACCGTTTCGCCAGCGCCGGAAATCGCTGTGTTGCAGTTTAAAGCAAGCGTAACGTTGGTGACAATGGTATCATGCACAACACCGTCTTTGTCCTTGTAGCGTATCATGTCCAGAGGGAACAAATACGGCGCAGACTTGATAGTGGCGCTATATGGGCGGTAGGCAAACCCGCCGCGTGCAGCTTGCAATTCCTTCAAGACGCCCTCGTAGGCGTTGGTCAGGAAACCGCAGTCACTTAGGTCAATCGTGTAATCTGCTGTGCCAGACAGGTATGTGTTGCCCTTGCCATCGTCACAGGTGAAGCCGGTAATAGTGATGTCGTTCTCCAACATATCACTGGAATAGCGCTCACTTGCGGTAATGGTCACGCCTGTCTGCTCATACCATTTCAGCACAAGCCGTCCGCTGCCATCCATGAACGAACAAGTGCCGGTAAGCTGCGCACACCATTGCAAAAGCTGCCGGTAGGTCAGCTTTTGGTTAGTATCCGGCAGACCGCCGATGCTGAAATAGTGGTTTGGCAGCACCGAAACGTCCGTTGCAAGCGTGACATTGCAGATGGAGCAGATTTTCTGAATAAGCGCGTCAACATGAATAGGGAAGGAGAGCGCGGAAGCGTTCACCTCACGGTCAAATAAGACCATGTAGTCTAACGCAGAGATGCTTATAGTGCTTAGCTTTCGGGGCGGCGTGTCTACAATGAACAAACCACAGGGAACATACGCAACGTCTTGATCGGAAGATGCAGAGCCAAGAATCATACGTCCAAGAATGCCCTTGCCAAGCGTTGCACCCTCAAGGACGCTAGACAGTTTGATACCGATTTTTACGTTCAGTACAGCGCCCTCAAAGGAGACATCGTTGAACTTGCCATCGTAGTTTCTCAGCTTCAAGGACAGTTCAGACGCAACGGCAGAGCCGACCTCGATTTTACTGTTGGTCACACAATACCGGTCAATCTTCAACCCGCCCTGAATGATATCTGCATCTGTGATGGTGAACGTCTTGCTGCCAGCAGTAACCTCAATAAGGGCAGTCTGTTTGTTGCCCTCATTGAAGGATTTTATAATATCTTGCGATACATTGACCATCAGTGTGCAGCCCTTTCGATGATGTTAAAAGATATCCCTTCCCAGCGCTTCATCCGCGAATTATACATCGGTACGGCGCGGTCGCCAACGTAGAACTCGCTGGTTTTCCAATCGCCAGCCATTGCATCGAGATAGGTGACGTTGATATATTCCGGGTTGAACGCTTTCAGGATAGCAGCGGCTTCTTTTATCGTGGTGTACTTCCATTCCAGTTCCAGCTTGACGCACTGTCCAAGACGTTTCTTGTCCATCTTGTTATCCTCTGTGCGCCCGGCATCGGATGCCGAAATGTCCTGTAACCGCCACTGATAAGAAGAGGGGCATTTAAGATACTGCCCATCCACGCTCCGAATCGGATTGTACTGGTCAAGTTCCATAAATGCCCCTCCTTTAAGTACCTACCGGGATAATTGTTTTGCCGTTGCGCTGATTCGTTCTGTTCACTGCCTGATAGAAGCTGGAAACGTTGACTTCTGCGCTCCCTTCCTTCTCAAGCAGAGCCTGTAACAGCTCGTTCTGACGGCGCAGAAGCTGGTTCTGACGCTCCATTGCAGCTTCAACACCTTCGCGGATGCCCTCAACGATTTGGTCATTGTTGGCAACTGCTGTGTGCCCGCCCAAAGAGCCGACCATCTCTGCACCGGCTTCTCGGGCGATGAACAGCTGCCCGGCATCGGGGAAACCGCCACTTGCAAAGCCGAAAATGCCTTTAAAAAAATCAACTACGCCGCCTATGGCATTGCCAACCCAGTCAACGACACCGCCGAAAGCATCTCCGACCCATCCAAAAATATCACCAGCAAAGTTGCCAACGGCACCAAGAGCGGAAAGAATCGCACCCGGAATGTCACCGGTGACCGCTTTGAATATTGCCATTCCTCCGTTGAGCAAGGTCTTACCCCACTTCAAAGCATCCCCACCCGAGCTAGAACCACTACCAGAACCAGAACTGCCACCAGAGCCGATACCTAAGTTGGAGCCAAACTGTTTAAGAAAATTCAGACCAGATTTAAGGATGTCTCCCCAATTTGTGTCGAAAGCTTTAAAGATAAAGTCCGTAAGGGTCTTTACGCCTTTTTTGATACCGAGAGATTCCCAAGCGTCAGAAAAGTCAATTCCAAGCTGGTTCAAGAACCTCTTTGTGCTTTTCAGAATAGAATCCCAACTGTCAGAGAAAAATTTCCCAATGCCTTTGTCTTTGTCAAACAAATCGCTGAAGAAGGATTTCAGCCCACCATACGCCTGTTTCAAAGCGGGAACTTGGTCTATGACCTCGCCAACTTTGGTTTTCAGGTTATTGAAGGTGGTAATGACGTTCTTCACACTGTCAATGGTGTCGGACACATTCTTGATGGCAGTAGAAACCTTGTCAAAAACAAGGTAAACGCCCTCAAACGCCTTTTGAATGGCAAGACCAGCAGCGCCAAAGAAGCCGTTGTACTGGTACTCGTTTTCAATCTCTGCAACGCTCTTTTTCACAAAAGACCGGATGTCGGAGACCGCGCTCACAAAACCATCGTGCGTGTTCAGGATGGACTTCGATGCAGCGGTAAGCGCGTCAATAGAAGATTTGAAGCCGTTGGAGATATCCTTGCCCGCCTTAGTAACAGCGTTGATGCCCTCTGTGAAGTCGCTCAAGTCGGTTTTCATCTTCTTGAACCAACCACCAAAGCTGTCGTTAGTGGTGCGCACAGAACGTTTCAGCGCGTTTGCGGTTTCCATCATGGATTTACCGCTTGCGTCAACGGAAAGGCTGATAGAACCATCGCGCAGACCGTAGTTGTCGTCTGCCAGCTGAGAACCGATGGCCTTTACCGCATCAGACACGGACTGGATGGCGTTCACCGCAAGGTCTTTGGCAGCGGAGATACCGTTGGCCAGACCTTTGTCGATAAATTCGCCAATGGCGTAGAATACTTTAGAAGGAGAATGGATGCCAAGAGCGTCCTTGAAACCCTTAACAAAACCATCTGCCAATTCACCGGCTTTGTCCGCAACAAGGTGCATAGCATCTTTCACGCCGTTGTAAAGGCCATCTACTATGTCCTTACCAAGCGCTTTAAGCCGTTCTGGGATGCTTTCAAAAAAGCCCACAAAGCTATCTATGACTTCTGGGATAACTTCGCTTGCTTTCTGAATCATTCCGTTTGCCCAATCAGAAACAGATTGATATGCACCGTAAATGGCAGACGAAATTTTTCCGGGAACTTCCATAAAGAAGCTGATTGCATTAGAGATAACCTTCGGGACTTCTCTCGTAACAGTGTCATAAAGGTCTTTTGCCCACCGAATCAGCGTTCCTACTGCATAGCCAAGAGCGTGCCCGATTTTCCCCGGAAGCTCAGAAAACCAGCTGACAACGGAATCGACAATGTTGCCGATTTTAGCTGGGATGCTTTCGATTGCCGGGATAACGGTTCCAGCCCACCAACTTTTCAAATCACCCCATTTTTTCACAACAGTTGATTTGATTTTGTCCCAGTTTTGATAAACAGCGATTCCAACATCAGTCAACGCACCGATAAGCAAGCCAATCAGCGCACCGGCAGCCGTGCCGATCGGACCTCCAAGAGAGCCGATAATAGCGCCAACGGCAGCACCGGCCATTGTAGAGCCAGTAGGAATCAGCAAGCCGTTCAGGATGTTCAAGCCGTTTGTTAAAGCGTCATAAATGCCAGTCACAAACATTGCAACACCGGCTACTACGCCAGCGACAGCTGCGCCAATTAACGCGCCGCCCATCTTGCCACCAGCCGCAGCGATTGCTTGAGCAACCGAACTGTCTGCAAAAGAGGTCATGATAAACTCTGCTATCTTCGCACCGAGCAGTGATGCACCGCCAACAAACGTAATAGCGCCAACTAGAATCTCTGCAAAGTTGATAGCATTCAGCTTGTCCTCAATAGCTTTCTTGATACCATCGAACATCAGGAAGAATCCAAGGCCTATCAGAATGCCACCGGCGACCATGCCTTTCAGAATGCTGATTTTTTTGATTGCGTCAACAAGGTCTGCAATAAAGGTAGTCAGCTTCCATAGAGCAAGCGCAGCGGTGACAGCGCCAATAATCGGAAGCATCCCTCTGATTTTTTCTTTGATGCCGTCAATCTGCTTTGCAAACTCTTCGTTGTACTGCTTGAACATATCGTAGCCGGACAAGTCTACATCGCCTAAGATGTTTCCAGCAGCGCCAGAACCAGAGCCAGAGCCACCGGAAGAACCATTGTCCTTCTGAATGACGTTCAGTTCATCAAAGCCCATGATGTAGTTTTTAAACGCCTTTGCGGCCTTGCCAGTTGCTTTGGTGGTGTTATCCATCGCATCCGTGACGCCGCCAACAGCATCGCTTGCACTACTAAAATCGGGGAACTCCACCTTCACGCCCATTAACGATGCGATACCGGTCACAAGCTCTTTGACTAGTTCAACGGCTGCGATCAGTGGCGGGAGGATGGATTTCAAGGCGGGGTAGAGCAAAGAACCAACGGCGCGAGCCAGACTGTTCAGCTGTGCCTGCAAGATACGAATCATATTGGCAGGGCTGGACAGAGTGCGGGCGAAGTCTCCCTGTGCATCGGTGGTCTGCTTCATGATGGCAATATACCGCAAAACAGCCTTATCAGCCTGAGACAGGGTAGAAACGCTCTGCGAATAGCCAAGATTAAGCAGTTCCTGTTGCAACCGTGCGTTAGAAATATCGACACCCAGACGGCGAATCGGTTCAAGTTCGCCGGAAATAGCCGCCTGAATCTTCGTAAAGGATTCTGCAACAGGGATATTCTTCAAAGAAGCGAGGTCGTAGCCAAGCTGCGTCAGGTTTTTCGACAGCACATAAGCCTTGTCGCTTGCCATACCAAACGAGGTGGTCAGACCCTGAATCGTCGCCATGTTGTTCATGGCTTCGGTTGGGTCAATGCCAAGCAGGGTCTCCATCTTGTTGATGAACGCGCTTGCTTCGCCAGTCATCCCCTTCATGGACACGCCGAACAGGTTTGCAGCCTCATAATAGCTGTTGAATTTTTCTGCTGCGTTGCCAAGATAGGTTGCGATAGCTTTTAGCGAGACCAGCTTTGCCATGTTCCGCATAAAGCCGTTCAGCTGATTGGAAAGGCTCATGTAGCTTTTTTTCTGCCGTTCGTTAGCAGCAGTCACGCGGTTAGCCTGAGTCACGACCTTGCTCAACTGTGGGGGCAGCTTCGCAAAGGCGTTGCCTACTTTGTCAAGCTGAGAAGCAAGGGGAGTAAGCGCAGCGGATATCTTCTGGCAAGAATCCGCGAAAGAATCAAGGTCTGCCGCTTTTAGCTTGTCGGTCAGGTCGGGAACAGTACCAATCGCTTTGAACGCGCTGCCAAGCGATTTCAAGCCGGAAATGTCTAAAATGGACAGGGGTGCAAGAGCATTCGTCAACTGCGTGATGCTGCCAGACATGGAGTAGAAGTCCACGCCGTTCAGAGCAGATACCGCGTTTGGAATCTTCTTGATGGCATTTACAACAGAGTTAACGCCCTTCACGCCAGCGGTCGTGTTGACAGAAGAGATGCCATTCAGGAAGTTTGTGACCTTATCCAGACCGGAAATACCGGCAGACGCTTGTTTCAGCGCGGAAATGGAACTAGACAGCTTATCAAGGCTGGAACAAACCTTGCCAACACTGCCCTTTGTCCGCAAATTAGAAATGGCAGTAGCAAGCTTGTCAATGTTAAGCTCTGCACCCTGCGATTCCGCAGAGATTTCTACGGATAAGCTTGTAATATCAACATCAGCCATTGCTACCACCGTCCTTCTGATTCATCATAGAGAACATCGCCCTCTTGATGCGTTCCTGCGCTTCCAGTGCGCGTTGGTATTCGTACTCGTCCTGCTCTTTCTGGGTAAGAGGAATCGGTCTATCCATGTACTTGATGGGGCTAGACCCTTTCTTGCGGAACATATTGCCAACCGCAGAGGAAAGCGCAGATGCCGTGTAGAAACCATTTCTCCACGCTTCAACATTGGCTCTGCGGGCGCGTAGTTCTTCCGCGTCCCGGTAGACCTTTGCCAGCCAGACATCATCACGCCAGAACTGGTCGTAGGTCATGCCAACGGAAATGTAATAGGCTTCTACATCGTGGAACAGATTAGACACAGAGAATGGCTCTGTATCGCTGTCCGTTTTCTGAGACTGTGAGGTTACACAATCTCCCACGTTGCGTTTTTTGCGGTCTTGTCCTCTTCATCGGTGGCAATCAGAGCCTTGATAGAATTCGCGTACATCTCCATCAGGGCAGAAATCAGACCTTCCTTGTTCTCGGTGTGCACAAGCATATCATCGACCGTCTTTCGGTTGATGCCCTTGTTGCGGGCAATGAACGCGCCATAGAACAGAGCGGAAGTGTTCTTGATGGGGTTGATGCCGTTAGAAAACTCGTAAATCTGGAAGCCGTTGCGTTCAGTGGCTTCGGCGCTCTCGCGGGTAAAAGTCAACTCGTAAGTGTTCTTGCCATCGGGGGAATGAAAGTTGATAACCTTAGCAGCCATAATAAATGCTCTCCTTTATAAATAGGGGCAGAACCAAATCCGTTGTTCAGTTCTGCCCAGTTTGATTGATTCGATTTTTGCGGTTTAGCCGCCATTAACAGTCAGGCTCTCGCTGAACTTCGGGGTAGAGTGGAAGATGCAATTGATGGTCATTTCCACGACCTCGTCTACGCCAAAGCCGGACAGACCGACCTGATGCATACCCTGCCAAGTAAAGCCGGAACCGTCCTGCATCTTCAGAGCGTAGTATTTGTCCACGTTGCTCTCAGAGGTATCGTCATAACCAGCAGCCTTGACGGCGGCGTAGTCGGTCTTGTTGTAGTTGGCGGTAAAGGCTTTGGTGTCAGCCTGAACGATGCCAAAAATCTGCTTCTGCATACCATCAGACAGGGTGGTTGCATCCAGAAGGTTCGGGTCGGAGATCAGGTCGGGCACATCCTTGATGTCGCACAGCTTCGTCAGAGCGGTTGCGCTGTCGCCACAGTAAAGGGTAGTGTTCAGACCGGAGATAGCAGTACTCATAGAATGTTTACCTCCTTAGTTTCGGTAAATCATTCCGTCCTCTCCGATTGTTGCCCCGTAGCTGCAATCAATCCGATAGACGGAATTGTTGTACAGCCCATTCAACGGGGCAAACGATTTGCGATAAAATTTAAGCGGTTCAAGAACAGAATCCACGATTCCAACAATGGAGCGTGCTTCCGCAATGCGTCCGGTATTCTTATTGGAGTAGACCCGCACACGCAAGGAAACGGCAGCGTACTTGCTGTGACCAGCAGAATCAATGTGCACAGGCAGATTGCTGTTTTCCTCTATCTGCACACACGGGAACTTCTTGGAATTGCTGTCATTGATTTCACCAGTGATAAAGATGCCGGGAACTTGCTTTCGCAGCTCCTTAGCAACAGCCGTGTAGATAGAATTGAAATAATCAATCAACTATTCCAAACCTCCCTCCACGTTGCTTCGACCTGAGAAGCCATTTCCTCAACAGCTCCCCACATAGCCATAGCTGCATCGTTACCGCTGGTGTAATTCAACTGGCCTTTGCCGTCTACTTCCTTGACAGGCGTACCAGCATTGCCGGATTCTCCGTAGTAGTACCAGCGCTTATGCTTGCCGTTTTCCTTGCCGTATGTGCCGTGTTCACCAACGCCATTAGGAAGTTCGCCACCATAAGCAGAGTGCATAACGCCAGTACCAAACTCGATAAAAGCAACCGATTTGCCCTCTGCAATGATGGTGCAGGTGTTTCCGTTCTGCTCAACACGGCAAGAAACATCGTTGTTACCGGCATATTCTGCATTGGCAAAACGAATTTTCGCCACATCAAGCCCTTTGTCAGCCAACGCCTTTGCAAACTCCTGCACCTTTTTGTTCAGGGCGGTCTTGTACTCCTGTATCTGACGTTCCGCATCACGAAGTCCGGCATCGCTCAACCTCACTTTAATTTTCACTTGCAACCACCTCTTTCAGCGCATACAGCGTGTCCGTGATATGCTCTGCGACCTTGACTACGATGTAGTTGTAAGGCATATCCGGTTTTACACCGAACCAGACATGGCTACCCTCGCAAAGTGAGTTATTGTTAAGCTTGCTGGAAGAGCCTAAAATGTCCCTTGACGCCAGCTTTGAATATCCAATAAGAAACCAATTTCTCCGTTTCTTTCTTGGTGTACTGACAACGTAGCTGTAATCCGTGAACGCGCCAAAAGGGCTTGCTTCCGCAGAACCAGTAGGCGGGCTGACGTTCAGCATCAGCTTTGCGGGGTCGCTCCACGTCTGCGATGTTTCGCCGGTTTCATTGCCCCACTCGTCCACGACAGGCGTTTTCTCGCCAACAGGGTTCGAGTACCACAGCGGGCGCTTGTCCAGCGGGCTTCCATTGAACATCAGCCGATAACACCTACTCTCGGAACCACTTCATTTAACAGGGACTGTGCCACATCGGAACTTTCCCACACACGAGTAATGCCGTTGTTGGTATAGCTCGTCTGTCCGTTTGCGCCGATGTGGTTATACAGTTCCGCTGCAATGCGTATCTGCAACGACTGATACTGCGAGGGCAACTCGTCCGGTCTGTTGCCGAAGGGGTAGCCCTGCGCAAATATCTTGTCTTTGGCGAAATCAAGCAGCAGGTCAAAGAGTGGGTAGTCCTCGTCCGTGATTGCACGGTCAAGTGCGGGGGCAATGTACTGCCCCAGCTTGACTGCCGCTTCGGAATACTGATTTCCCATGCTGCTTTTCTCCTTTCGCCTTAATAAGCCTTGATGCAGTACACAGCGTCCATGCGCTCAAAGGACGGCAGGACGATTTCAGAAGCATAGACGTTGGCGTTGACCGGGTGAACGGTCAGCTCGGTGGTAATGGCAACGCCAGTGTTCACGATGGACACGGATGCGCCGGACTGACCAGACAGCAGATCGGCTTCTTCAGGAGTAGTGCCGTACCAAGTGCTGCCCAGAGCGCCGGAAGGAGCAACCACCACCATGCCATCGGGCAGATACTTCTCGCTTGCGCTGTACTGGTCTGCCTTGAACATCTTGTCGTACAGATGGATGGTCAGGCCGGTTGCAGATTCGATAATCTGCCGTGCTTCAGCGTCCAGCAGAACGGCGTTTGCCTTTGCGGTGACCGTCATAAACCGATTCTTCACCTCGTCCGCAGCAATCATGTTGCGGAAGGTGGCGGTGTTCATGTACACCTCAGTCACGACCTCGCCAACGCTTGCCAGAACAGCGTCCTTTGCGGCATTCAGATCGGCAATGGGAGTGGCGGTGGTAGCAGACCACTTAGACTTGGCAACACCACTGATATCCTTAAAGTTGGTGGACTTCCAGCCGCCGTCCGGGTCGTAGTTGTAGGTGTAGTTCACGCCGTTTGCCTTGATGGTAATGCTGGGAACGCCATTGGCGGGAGCCAGCAGCTGCCAGATCATGCGCTCAGGGACGATGCGAGCGCCAGTGATAAGCTGTGCTGTGTCATCGTACAGACGGTTCATCACGTCACGAGCATAGGGGTCGTTGCTGTCCAGAACACGCAGGATTTCCTGACGGTCTTTCTCGCCCAGATGGTAGCCCTCACGGAAGAACGGCATCTCGGTCTCATCGAACTTGAAGCCCTCACGGGTGCGGAACGTAGCCTTTGCGTCAAATGCGCTTGGCATCAGAGAAACGCCCACGCCCTTGTGGCCACGCAGCCACTTCAGGTCGAGACCGGCCTTCTTCTTAGCGGGGAAAAGTGCGTCAGATGCAAAGGGCATCGCATTGGTGGGGTCGTTCGTCCAATAGGCGGCAATCGCAGCCGGGGCAAAGACTTCCTTAAGATTCAGTGCCATGTTGTTTTACCTCCTATTAAGCGTTCACGCTGATGTTGTCACGGCAGAAGATGCCGGGAACGGCGGTCTTGAGTGCCTTGATTGCGTCAGCGTCAAAGGTGAAGCTGGAACTTGCTGCCGCCTTCTTGGTGTCGATAACGCCACGAATCAGCAGGGAAGCATTGGGGTTCTCTGCCGGGTCAACGTCATACAGCAGGATGCCGTCAGCGTTGATGGTCTTAGAACCAGTCTCGCCAGCAGCAACAGCTTTCTTACCAGCCAGCGTCATGGGATAGCCAGCCTTAACCGCAGCAGTTTCGGTCACGGTAAAGGGGATGGCGGTGTAGTCATTGGAAGCAAGGATGGTATCGTTGATTCCGTTGACCGTGTTTCGGGTAAACTTCATGTTTTCCTCCTTGTTAATGGAAAGCACTCATTGCGTCACTCGATGCCTTAGAAGTATTTGCGTTCTGCTGTGCAAGGCTCTTAGCAAAAGCCACACCCTCACTGTCAGAACTGCCCTTGCCATCCGCACCCGGAGGTGTGGGCATATCCTTCAGCAAAGAAGCCTTGTATGCGGTGTCGTGGGCGGTCATAAACTCCGACTGGAACTTAAATACCTTGTCCATGTCACCGTCAGCCAGCGCGGATGCAGCCTTGTTGGCAAGTTCAGTGTCATAACCCTGTGCAACGAATTTCTCACGGTAAGATGCGAGGGTCTTTTCCTTGACGAGGTTCTCCTTGTCGGCAGTCAGGGCTTCAATCTGCTTCTGCATCTCTGCCAGCTTGTCAGCCTGTTCCTGTGCAGCATTCTCGTCATCGGTACGCTTTGCCTTTAGCTGCTTCTTGTACTCGGCAGCTTCGCCGTTGGCTTTCGTCACGGCGTTGCGCAGCTTCTCAACCTCTGCATTAGGGTCTGCAACCTTTTCAAGCGCAGAAATGATTTCATCGGCGGTCATGCCCTCTTTATAGGCATCACCAAGCAACACATTGAGTTTCATATTGTTAATTTCCTCCTGCGTTTTTTTACCGTTGCTTCCCTGCAACGCTGCGAAATTTGTATCCCGGCTTCCCTGCCGTGTTTATAGCAAAGGGTTATTCGCCCTCTGTTTCTTTATTGGTATTAGTAGACCGTTTGCCTGCCATGTTCCCGGCATTTGTGTCGGGAACATCCTGTTTAGACTGTTCCTGCGGCTTCGGCGCTTTCCCATCCTCGCCCAGCTTGCCAGCGGCAATCAGGAAGGGCTTGCTCATTTCGTAAGCAGCCTGCGGGTCAGGGAACAGACCAGGCGTAGTAAACGCCAACTGCGGGTCAATCGGCTGCTGAATCATCTGTGCGAAAATCTGAACCTTGCTCTGCTGGTTGTCGTACTGGCGGCGTGGCAGTTTGATGTTGATGTCACTTGCCATTAGCTTAGAACCAGCCGTATCACGCAGGATTTTCAGCATCACAGACAGGCTTTGGCGTTCAGCGTACTTGAACATATTCTCGTACTGCTGCGCCCTCGCTTCTGTGTGATTCCAGCCGTTGCGGACGATAACTGCACCCACGTTGTCGGACGTCGCGTTCTCGCTGCCGGTGGCACTAGGCATGGCAGTCAGACTGCGGTACACGTTCAGCATAGAATCAAGCAGGGTCTGGCTCTGCTGCTGGTCAAGCTCGTTTGCAATCTGAGAAACAGAGGCGGGCAGACCAGAAGTGGATTTCAAGCACATTGCGCCCAATTCCTTCACCTTGTTCAACGCATTCTCGTCAACAAGGCAGTTGGTAAACACCATGATGGACTGGATGAACTGCGCCACGCCGTCCAAACGGTTGCTTTCAAGGTCGTTGATGGCATCCAGCACAGGAATAGCCGGTTCAAACAGACCCATTCGCTCCGGGTTCAGCTTGTATTCGACCATCGGCAGCATTCCGAGAGAGTGATTCTCAGACTTTGTGACCTTGCCGTTGTCGATTTCAAAGTACTGGTTCGGCGTGTACACGCAAATCAGGTCGTTCAGGTCATTCTGATAATTGCGGGGAATGTGCAGAACATTGGCAATAGGCTTGTGCCCGATGCCGGAGTTGTAAATCACATACGCCATATCCGGGTCTGGAACGTCCACCAGCAGGGGCGTTTCGTCCGGGTAGTTGCCGTTATACCCCTTGTCAGGAAGAACAATTCGGTATCCCTGCCCGCACTCCAACATCCACTGCCAAAGCCGCCGATCAAGCGCGTCCTTGCCCTCATACTGCAAAGCATTGGACAGGCGAGCGATTTCCTCGCCGTCACCAGTTGCCGTTTCAGAACGCACATAAGAGCAAGGAGTGCCGCTCATGTAACCTGTGTAGAAGCCCACGCACTCGTTGGCATGGTTCTCTACAATGCGATTGGTGATTTCAGCGTGGTACTCCTTCGTGCGGTGGAGGACAGGCTGGCTACCCAAGTAGTAGTTGTGCAGAAAGCGAATCTCGTTCTTGTTCAGCAGATGAATAGGCTCTGCCTTGCCCATGACCACTTTCAGCACGTTTGCCCGATTGATTTCTGTCTCCGGCGTTTCAATCGGTCTACGTCCGGTCAGCGGTTTATTCAAAAAGCCATCAACAACTATCTGATACTCAGCCATGTGTTCCTCCTTTCCGGCAAAATAAAAAGCGCAGCAAGACAAACCTGTTAAGGTCTATCTCACTGCGCTTACAACTGCGCTTCAAAAGCTATTCAGTTTTTAAACTTTGGTACGGAGACCCATGTATCTTTTGGAAGGTTGGAATCTCCAATTGTAATCCAATGGCAAAGAGGACACAGAAGGGAGAACTTGCCTTCTACTTCGCCAAGATAACGTCCGCAATCACACGGATTGCCGTTTGCGTCTTTTCGAGGACGCTTGCATCTGACTTTTGCTACCATCTGTGCTCCTTTCGTTGGATTTCTGGAAACAGGCTGTTGAGCACAGACCTGTCAGAAGCTACTGGGAAACTGTTCGCACTTCCAGCCGTGCTATTCTTCGCCTGAAGAAAACCATTGCAGCCTTTACATTCAGTTGTCGGACAGACGTAAAACGGGTAAGCTGCAATTTTGGTGCTGCATAATGGATTTGAACCAATGTATGTCCGGTTATGAGCCGGATGCTCTAGCCTGACTGAGCTAATGCAACATAGAAACCCGGCTTGATTGATTAACCGCTGCTCTTTGCAATGTCATGCATAACCATTGCATCGAGAGCCGGGAATAGCGGTGGAGGTTTTGGAGAATAAAGCCATGCAAAGCTAGGTAGTTGGTTGTGCTGCGTAACGGAATCGAACCGTTGCTTGCCAGCCGTGGGGGAGACAGACTGGCATTCCCCTTACAATTGGAAACGCAACATATAAAGCCCGGTGAAGGCGAAAGAGTGAGAAAACCTCCACCGGTGAAAGGAGGAATATGCTTGTTGACACGCACGCGGGTAAAATGACAAAACCTCGCGTGCAAGCTATTCCTTTAAAGGAAGCTACAAAACTTCCTGCGTACATTATAAGCCTTGTCAAGTGGTGAAATCAAATAAATAGACCCAGCGAACACAATATATTGTGTTTTTAATCAAAAAGGCCTCTTGACAGGCTCAATTTTACTGATTCCGTTATACAATTCATCGGCAAGCTGTGCCAGACTGTCCGGGGCATCATCGTGTGGAACTTTGCCAAGCTGTGTGAACATCGTCACCTGTTCCATGAACGCCTTATACTCTTTCGACTGGTGTTTTTCGTCAAGGAAATAGAACCGTTTAATATCCGGCGCATACTGGATGATTCTTGACAGCTTGCTTTGACCACTTGGCGCACGCTGGCTGCGGACAGAGCAGTGATACCCCTGCTGCCGGAGCTGGCTGTCTACCACGTCGCAGTATTCATCACCGCCGTTGTTGGCTTCGCCACGCACCACATTGATTTTATGCTGGATGATTTTGCCCACAACTTCCGGCCTGGTCACGGTCTTATCGCCGTTGTTGAACACAAGGTCTTGGATGAACACAGCATCACCATACACATAAGCGATAGGGCAAGCGGTGAAGTCGCCGCCACCCCATGCAATATCCATAACCATGAGCTTGCGATCAGGCTCACCATCAGGCAAAACGCCATTGAAATACCGCAGTTCATCGGCAGGAAACAGCAGACCTTCACGCACATAGGGCTTACCCATGTACTTTGCCCACCATGTTGCATCATCAATGCTGGCTTTCATATCGGCATAGTAGGCATCGTCAAAGCCAACGCCATAGTCATAATTGAAGTTGCTGTGTCCGTTCTCATCCACCGCAGGAATCACCCGGAATCGGTACTTCGGGTTGTCTGCATACTGGTTCTGGATACGCCCCAGAGGGTCAAGCACGTTCCAACGTGTACCGACCATCAGCTCTAATGCGCCTTGCTTTTTGCGATCTTTCAGCTGGTTCAGGTAGGCATCGTACTTGTTGTTCAGACGCTCAACATTCAGACTTTCCTCCAAGTCCTCGATCAGGTCATCACTGTACAGAACGCCGCCCTCGCCAATTTCAACAGCACCAGTCAGCGTACCACCAATGGAACGACAGGTCAGGGTTGGGAAACGCTTCTTTCGGTTCAGGTCAACACTTTCATCCTTTGCGCTCTTATCCACAAGCTGAACATCAGGGAAGATTTTGCCCCAGTTGTAGGTTGCAGGGTCAGTGATGATGGACAGCACTTCACCATAGAAGCCGTTGGTCAGCTTGTCAGAGTGCCCGCTCATAACCGATGCAACGTCAGGGCGGTTGCCCATCAGCCATGTGATAAAAAATATACAGAGCGTACTTTTTCCTGTACGCGGGGGCTGACTAACCCCAAGAAATTCTACACGATGGAAAAACAAGTCCTCTAGGTCACGAACCAGCGTCAAAAGAACCTTTCTTCTCGGCTGATAGAACTTCTTCTCCGGCGCACGATTCCATTCAAGATAGATGCAATAGCTGTCGAACACATCTTTTGCTTCAAACAGGTACGTCCGACCGATAATGTCATAGACCTTTGCCACGTCCTCGCCTGTTTTCATCTTGCCCATCATGGCTGCGCAGACGGAGCGCAGCTCACCAGAGTCTTTGTAGGCATCAAACCGCTTGTCTTGCGGCAGGGCATCTCTTAGGTTCACCACCGCCTGAAACCAGTCCTCGTAGACCTGCGCTTCGGTCGGATTCTGCTTCGCATACGCTTTGATGCTGTCAATGATGGCGATACACTGCTTTGGCTGCATAAAAAAATAGGCACCCCCTACCTGAAAATGTAAAGAGTGCCTACAACTGCACAAAAATCAAATATTCGGTTTTATTCTAGGTTGCGAACAACGTCACATCGCGGCTTTCGCACGGTTTGCATCATAATCAGCAAACATAGACGTTGCAATCTTCATGGCTTCTTCTATTGTAGGAGCCTTAACGAATGCCATGCATCCAAACATTACCCCGCTTGCGTTTGTTTTGCTATCTGTTGGAATGACATAGATTTTTTTGTTTTCTCGTTTGGCAATCCATGTAGGAATATTCCATGCTTCTTCCATCGCCTTACGTTCAGCTTCCATTTTTTCACGGACTTCCTTGAAAATAACATCAGCTTTCCGCTCTGCATCTTGCTTAGACCACGCATCGACATAAGCGAACCCGTGCCAGTGACCCATGATAACATTTTTCTCAACGTTATCTAAATGCGAGTCACAGCAATCTGCGCCACCATAAGCATAAACCGTATAAGTGGGCGGTTTTGCCGTCAACTCTTCGTTATCCTCGTATTCTTCAACATCGGCATCGTACATCTCTGCGATTTTCTCCGCACGTTTACGGCTCTCGGTCAGAGTAATGATGTGATAATCCTCGTATCCACCGCTTGTCACTGCGTAAAGTTTTCTAGCCATAATTTCACCTGTTCTGTTCAGCAATCCGATACCATGTCTGGCGGGTCACGCCAAGCTGTTTGGCAGCGTCCGTGACCGTGAGAATGCGCTTCTCCACCTGCTCATGGAGAACGTCAAAAAGGTTTCGATCATACTCGGTGGGTTTGCGGCCTTCCCTGTAATCAGGGCGCTGACTGGCAATCTTCTTGCCCTCTCTGGTGCGTTCAACAATCATGTCACGCTCAAACTCGGCGAATGCAAGCATCACAGTGCGAATGACCTTTCCAGTGGGGGAGTTGTTCATAACCCCCATGTTCAGGATGTTCACTGAAACACCCTTATCAATGAACTGGTCTATCAGTTCTAGGCCATTCTTAGCGGAACGGGCAATACGGTCAAGTTTCGCCACGATCAGCGTGTCTCCCGGCTGGATTTCAGCCATCAGTTTGTCCAGTTCAGGTCTATGCAGCTTCGTGCCGGTGTAAATGTCAGAAAAGATTTTCTGTGCGCCATTGGCTTTCAGAAGTTCCGACTGGGCTTCAAGGCTGTTGCCGTCAATCGCCTGTCCAGCGGAACTGACACGAGCATAACCGTAGATCATTCAGAATCACCGTCTCTTTCAAGAACCTTGAGAACAAATTCATCCGATGCAACATCAGCACCAATAGGCTGAATTACGATTTGGTATTTCATTTCTTCCAAGAGCATTGCCATTGTGGACAACTTCAAATCATCCGCATTAACACGGTTTGTCACATAAGAAGAAACTTCATATTTCATCTGCCTCGCAAGAGATGCAGAAGTATATCCTCTGATTTTCATAACGGAGCGAAGAATGTCCCCGGAATTGACTTTATTTTTGGTTGCGCCGCCCTTTTTCTTTTCTGCCATTTTCTTTGATCCTCGCTTTCAACCCAATGATAACACATTCTTATGTTTATGTCAACATCTTCTTGTGTTTTTTTGCGGAATTTTTACTATCAATAGGGTGGTCAAACGGCTGTAAACTTTTTTGTTGCTTTACAAACTGTATACTTGAATAGCAGCCTTACGAATTATCGAAAAATATACTTTCGAGCGTCACCATTAAAGTAAACCAATCCGTTTACAAAACCACTATAAAATAACGTAAATTTACGTTAGAATGAGTAAAAATAAGATATATCTGATGCAAATTATACAAATTGGGCTGTTGACAACTATATACCAAGCGTCTATAATCTAAGACAGCAGAACACACGATGAATCAGCCAGCAACGGCAGATTTATCCTTTGTGGCATAAAAAAATAGGCCATCAGCACCACCGACCAAAGTTGCACTGATGACCTATTCCACCACAAAACAGAAGCTGCGCAACCAAGGGCGCAGTCTCGGTTTCTGTCAATTATTATAGCAGAAGCAGACCGCTTCTGCAATAGAAAGGAGCAAAAAACATGAACTTTCCCACGACAACCGAAGAATTTCTGAAAACCCTCGCCCACGGCAAAGAGCCGACCAGCGAGGACAGGGAGTACGCAGAAGCGCTGGGCAAGCTGTCCGAACTGAACTACCGGGCAGGGTACGAAGCGGGAGCAAACAAAAGCAAAGGCTAAGTTTTGTGCAAAACGTAGAAAGTGGTTTGTCAAGATGAACGAACACTAAATGTAGTGTTTCGTGGGTCTATTTCCGCTTGACTTTACTACATTTTGCGATTACACTTAATGCACCTCAAAGAAAGGAGATAAGAACATGGCAAGAAGTCCTTACATCGAAGCATACCGCCATCAGGTAGCCGTTGGTTTCACTGATCGTCAGTATGAACTGCTGGTGGAACACTGCAAGAAGTGCCGCGTATCGCTGTCACAGGCCGTCCGCGATGCCTACCTTGAGAAGTACCCCATGCCCGATGACGAAAACGAAAAATGATACGCTCGCTTGGGTCGGCAAACTTTAGCGAACGTATCATGTAAACCCTGAGAGAAGCATTCTCTCGCCGTTATTATAGCAGAAAATTGCTTCTCTCACAAGTGAAAAGGAGCTTTTTAATGCAACTTTCTTTGTCTGAGAACATCAAAATCTTCAACAACGCCGAGTTTGGTGAAATCCGTGTCATGCTCATTGACGATGACCCTTGGTTTGTTGGCAAGGACATTGCGGTAGCACTTGGGTACAAAGACACCGTTAATGCGCTCAAAGCGCACGTTGATGAGCAAGATAAAGCTGGGTGGCGAATCACCACCCAGTTCGGTGAAAAGGAAACGACAATCATCAACGAATCCGGCCTGTACAGTCTGATTTTCAGCAGCAAGCTGGAAAGCGCACAGCGGTTCAAGCACTGGGTCACTCACGAGGTCTTGCCGTCCATCCGTAAGAATGGAATGTACATGACCGACAATCTGTTGGAGACGGCTATTGCCAACCCGGACTTCGTGATCGGGCTGATTCAGAACATGAAGGCCGAAAAGGAAAAGAACGCAGCGTTGCAGACGCAGAACAAGCAGCTCTGTGAGAAGAACGAGGAGATGCAGCCTAAAGCAGACTACTTCGATGACCTTGTGGCATGGAACGTGTCTACCAACTTCCGCTCTACCGCAAAGGAACTGCGTATCCCTGAACGCCTGTTCATCAAGATGCTTATTTCTGACGGTTACATCTACCGTGACAAGAGCAAGGGAATCCTGCCGAAAGCGGGAAAGGGTGACGGCCTGTTTGCGGTCAAGGAATACTGCAACCAGAAGAACAAGCACGGTGGCGTGCAGACCAGAGTAACGCCGAAAGGCCGTGAGACTTTCCGTCTGCTCTATGCAAGCATCCGTAGAAGAGTATAACAACAGCAAATAAGAAAAGCCAGTGGTTAGAGAACATCTAGCCGCTGGCTTTTTATTTTTACCAATTTATAGCAACAACTTCATAAGAATCGAAATCAAAATCGTTTTTGTTAAATTCTATTTCAAATGGTACGGAAGAATTTGCATTTACATCATAAATATAATCGTAATCTCCGCCTAAAACAACGCCTCCTTTTTGGAAAATAACGGATACGCGAACTCGGCTTGAATCTTTATTGCTAGAATTTGTTACGTTGCCAGTAATTCGGCCATAGTATTTGCCATCAATGTAGTTTAAGTCAGAAGCTTTTATATCAGAAGAATAAATCGAATTACTATTATCGATATAATAAGAAGAACTGGCTGAAACCGAAACAGTAGAAGGCTCTCCTCCTTGGAACGTAACATAGTCAGCATAACGAATTGTATCGCCAGCAGCAATTGTCCCAATATAGCTTGTATCAACTTTTATAATCTTGCCATCAGAATCTTTTACTGCAACCGTAAGCTGAGCAAGACTTACTGCTTTGTTTTTGTTATTGTTTGTGACTTCAACAGCATAAGTTTGGTTAATATATCCTAAATTGCGATACCAAGACGCTCCAAGAAGTTTTACAGATACGCTTTCGTTTGAACCCGTTTGGCTTCCATTGCCGCCATTGATTCCACCTGAACCAGAATCAGAGCATCCGACAAATAGCAGAACGCACATCGCGGCAATTAGTAAGGCCGCAACAATTCTCTTTCTCATTTCGATTCTCCCTTCCTTTGGCTTGTTGCCTTTAGCTGATTATAGCACAATCTAGGCTCCGAAAGGGGTCTTTTTGTATTTTTAGGAATTTTTGGAGACTTGCACAATCGGAAAGGTTTCGTTTTGTGAAGGTGGGGTGGGTGTTGGCGAGAAGGACACTGAAAAACGCCTTTTTTATTTTGGTCGGAGGAGACGGGACTCACCGCCCCCACCCGGGCCTCCGGCCCTATTCCCCCCGGGTGCCCCCAGCGCACACGGACTGACTGCACATCACAGGCAGCAGGGCAGGCCGTGCCAGAACCAGGGCAGACCGCCGCCCGGACGCTGGACACGCTGCACCGGGTAGATCGTACCGGCGGCGGACGCTGGAGGTTGCGCAACGTGTCCGAAACTGTGCAGATTTGTACACGCTCAAACATGAACGACTTTCAACACAAGAATGTGTGCAAAACCATTGACATTAACACAAGAACGTGTTACTATATAGACAACACAAGAACGTGTTACACCACCACAAAACAGGAGGACAAAAACCATGAAACTAGAATTCCGAACCAAGAACACCGCATACGGAATGGCGCACTATCTGTGCATTGATACAAACGCAAAGACCTTTTCCCGCGTCCCTGACGGCTGGGTATCTAAGGACGTGCCCACCGTCTCCAAGCGGGATATGGACACAATCAAGGCTCAGGCCATTGCAGACGGATACAAGGAGGTATAAATCATGACCAGATCAGACGAACTAAACGCAGAAATCAGAAATCAGGCCGTGCGCCTGTATCCCAAGTGTGCCGGGCTGTTTGAGCTGCCGTTAATGGTATACACTCAGATTGTAGCGGACAACCTGACCCGCTCCAAGCCGTACCGCTTGAGCGTTGAGCGTTGCAAAAAAATTATTCTGGCAATGCCTGAATTTGACTAACGGAGGGTTTACAGTATGATTGCACTTGACTTTACCCAGTGGGCAGCCCTCTGGTACGTTGGCGGCATGATCTCCGGCGCGCTCGTTATGATCGCATTTCTCAACAGCTAATAAGGAGGGCAAAACGATGAAATATCAAAAATATTTAGATTCTCTTTCCACTGAAAGAAAATATTGCTTGCTTGACCGTATGCGGATTGATTGTGAGTATTTTTTGGGATTCAGCGCACGGCATGAAAAATATTTGTGGGCTGAAAGCGTAAAAGAGCAAATTGAAAGTATGCTTTACTTGTATGATAGCATCAAGCAAAAGCCGGAATGGCTAACGCGTGAACAGATCTTGAATTACAAAAAGCTAATGGAGGGCTAAAAAATGACGACGTTTGAAGAAAAAGTGAACGCATACCGCGAAAACAAGCGGCTCATTGAAGAGCTTGAAGCAATGAACGACGCCGTAAAGGCTGAAATAATTGACATGATGCACGGCGCACCCGAAATGGTGCAAGGCACTGCAAAGGCCATTTACAAGGACGTGCAGAGTGTCCGACTTGATAGCAAGCTACTCAAGACGCTGCACCCGGATGTATACGCTGAGTGCAGCAGCAAAACCAGCTACAAGCGTTTTAGCGTGGTATAAGGGGGGTGCAACTTATGTTATACTATCGTATTCCGGCAGGGCTTGACGGGCGGGCGGTTGTGTCCGCTGGCGCCTATTGTGGCAAGGTCAAGCGGTATCTAATCGGCGGTGAGCTGTACACGGCTAAAGAGTGCGCCCGCTATGGTATCAGCACGGCAGGGCTTGAGCCTGTCACAATCTCACAGCGCCGCACCTTTACCAATTTTGGCGTTAGGATGGAGGTACACGCATGATATTTTCCTGCATCCTGTTTTTCTTTTGGTTTTTCTCTGCGTTGTTTAAGGCGTCCAAATGATGACAATTGGACACTTTAGCGGGGCTGCACCGTAAAGCAACCCCGCCCCAGCCCAAAAAAGGCTACAACAAAACAACTTTGGAGGTGTTACTTTATGGAGCGGCGAAAATGGTTTTTTAACAACGGCGCAAATTTTGAACTGTTCAACGTGCTTTTTGACCGTGGCGGTTTTCTTGTTGTCCAAAACGACAAAACGCATACTATTTCTTTCGGCGCAGCAGATTGTTTTGGGTCTCTCTTTGGCTTTCCAGCAAATCAATCCTGCCTCACTAAGGACGAGGCGATTTCTATCTTGCGTGACTGGGTCAAGATTGATAATGGTTATGGATCTCGTTGGGAGAGCATAATCAGCGTCATTCAGGCGGCGTAGAGGCTCAAGAGCCCAAAAGGGCAAAATATTTCTGGCAAGTCCTGTTAATGGGGCTTGCGATATGGTACAATCTAGTTAATAAGACGGCAACAAGCCGCAGGAGGGTTATTATTATGGCATCTGCACAGGTTATTATTGACGCCGTTGTTGCAATCAATGGCACCGTGTCCCACTCTTATGGCGTTGTGTCAAGCATCAGCACCCGCCCGGAGGGCTTACAAGGCACCGACAAGTTAACGGTAGAGGGTTGGACAGTACACAAGCCGCAGGGCGTACCGTATCGCAAGGCCGTTATGATCGAGTTACCCGCAGACGTGCACGAGGGGAGCTATAAGGTGGGCGGCTGCACCCTTAACGGCTTGTATGCTGACCATGCCGCCCGCGATGGTATGGGAGCAACTGTATATGTACTCTGCAATCCGCAGCAGGGTGCAACGTCCCGCGATTATAACGGCGCGATTAATAACACTATCGCCGCCGGTCTATCCTTGTCTGTACCGCAGGCAGACGGCACGCGCGCAATTGTCCCAGTCAAGGTATTGACAACTACTGTACTGTATGACGCGTTACACCCCGGTTATAACGCATAATAAACACATTTCAACCCCGCCCACACTGGCGTGGCTTTTCTTTTGCCTTGCATCTGCTGAGGGTGCAGGGCTTTTATTTTGCCCTGCTGAAATACAGCCACACACAAGCGTTTACAGCGCGTTTTGTGCTGTCCATGCAGTTATATCGCCCACGCCACAAAACAGCGCACAGGGTTTTACATTGGCTTTTCCTGCGATTTGACCTATTCACCGCCCACGATACCAGACCGACACAAGCAGCTATAATACCACCTGCGCCACGCTGGAGCGTATCACAGCGCCGCAACGCCTCCAGCACATACCAGATACCAGAGCCACGCCGGACGTTATACAGGGCAGTGCAGCCGCCCTATTATAATAAGGTATATAAGGGTGCAGCAGATTGCAAACCATATCAGCCCGGCGGGGTCTCGATACTTCCCAAGCCAGGCGGCTTGCAGTCTGGCACCGGTCAGCAGCAGGGCGCACCGGCTGGCACCCTCCACCCGGCGGGGCAGTCCGGCAGCAGCAGGGGGGGCGGGCGGCGCGGAACCATTGACGGCTCCCGCCGTATCTCTTTTCGGGCTTTCGCCCGATAGCCAATAAGGGCGAGCAATAGTCGTAGCGTTCCGGCTGGAATAGTCGCAACCAATAGTCGTAGTTTCTCCAATAAAATAGTCGTGAAATAGTCGTAAAGTCGTCAGACAACCAGCTTTTGAAAGCCCTATATATCGTATATTAACGAGTAGTCAGCTAATAGTCGCAGAGTAATAATTGTAGCGTTTTCTTGCGAATCATCGTTAAATAGTCGTGTATTTTTTGTGTGAAATAGTCGTTCGCCTTTTAGGGAAAAAGGGGTGCGATAGTCGCTAAGTCATCCGACCACTCCAAAAATCATCTCTCGTTCCAATTTCGCATAATATATTCATCCGCTAGTTATATCTATTTCGTATAATAACCGTACTTATTATAGTATACAGATATAGTTGCTCCCGATAATCACAGATTATTTCGTATAATAACTCGTGCCATCCGATTCGGTCTGTTCCTGCTTGTTTTAATTCCCAGTAATGCACTGTGATATTTCAAGTAATCCATAGCATTCTGCTAGGAATAGTCAATGCAACATTTGTACATATTCAACCGACAACAAAATGAAGTCAATTCTCCATGTGAAATAGTCGTAAACCATCCACCAGCCCGATCCTCACGCCAATTCTCGTTTACGGTCTGCTCTGCTGGCTAACGGTGTAGCTTTTGGAGATAGAGGGTTGTAGGGGGAAAGAACCTTTGCAAAAAAACATTTGGTTGTCGTTTTCAGTTGTCGCAGTTGTTGCACCATTTTCGGCGTGGGGGCCTCAAACAATTTATTTGTTTGAGGGGGGAGCTAGGGGGATTATAAGGGGTAATAGGGGTTGTAGGGGAAAGAGGGGGAAGATTGGTATACCATGATACCAACGCATACCATTCGTATCAACTGGTACGTTTCGTATCGCTTGGTATGCAATAATCGCATCTATTTCGTTTCAATCAATTCTGCGATTGGGCAAATAGTCGTTGGCATCCTCTAATCTGGCTGCTATCATCGCTGGAAAGGCGCGTAGGAGCCTGTCTGCTGCGTTTTTTCGATTGACCCGATAACTTTCACGTCCGACCCTGAAAATCCGTTCTCCCCGCTCCTGCATCGTTCTAATCGCATGGTCCAGTTCAAGATATACCATCAGCATCAACGGAGAGCCGCCTGCGAGCGTCTGTGGCGAGTTTTCGTGATTAAGTCGATAAAGTTATCATCTAGCATCCAAAATGCCTTAAAACAGGCTTTCTCGCTGTCTACGCAAAAAACAGAAAAGAGCCACCATCGCTGGTAGCTCTTTTGCGTCCGTTATTTCATTGGCGAAAAATATTTATGGGGTTCAGACGATAACTTTATCGCCCAAACCCTGTTATCTGTTTTTCTTGCCTATTCTACTGTGACGATACGAGCTTATAAGCGGTTTAAGCCATGTAGTCCTCAAATCGTTTAACCGACTTGAAGATAATCTTGTTGTTACACCATCTTTGCAAGTGTCGAATCTCTTTCGGCGCAGATGGTTTGTTGTAAATCATCACATAGGGGTCGTAGCCCAGATCACGAAGCGTGTAGATGCGATACAGGTCTTGTTCCAACGTGCTGTTGAAGTTCGTTAAACAGTAAACCATGCCAATGTTTGACTTGCGCCGAAACCCCTTTGCAAAGTCCTCAAACTTTCCTTTCAAATCATCATTAGGGTTATCCCACGCAAAATGCAACGTGCCAATACGCATCTTGTTGATGTCCTCAATGTCAGCCTGATTCAGCAAGCGAATGTCCAGACCTTGCGTGAAGTCGATTTTGGCGTGGGTGTCAATGTACTGTTGCATAAGGTCACGCTTATCTTTGCAAGCTGTGATGTTTGGGTCTAAAACTTTGATTTCGTCCTGACCGCACCAAAAGTCGCTTACATCTGCCACTTTTACGGCGCATCTTCCCTCTTTTGCTGCAACATGGCAGAAGGAACATCCTCTTGGGCATCCCCGGCTTGTCATGCTGACTGCAAACGGAAACTGTGGGTAAATGCTGTAATCGGGGAAAGATTTTTCGATTTCAGGCGGCAAATCAACGTCTTTCGATTTATCGAATATTTCTTTGCCGTCCACTGTACGGATTGCGTATCCTGTGCCGCCTTTAATCACCTTGTCAGCGTTCAATGGCTCTGGCACGTCAGGGCTGTACACGTCTGAAAAAATCTTACTCATGTACACAATGTCATAGTGGATAAAATCACTCCACCACCATTCAACATCATCACCTTTTGCCTTGTGATAGCTTGAAATCCGCATCAATGCAAGGTTTGGAAAATTGTGTCCGTCTACGTCAATCAATCCAATTTTCATGTTTTTACCTCACATCCACACGCATTCTTTGAACTGCTGCGTCTCCATCTGGAACGTGATGTCCAGTAACCCCACGTTGCCCTCTTTGTTCTTCTCAAGCGCAAAGTGATAATGCTGTTCCGGTCGCTTTTTTGTGGTCACGTTCTGTGCCAGCAGGATGATTGCATCTGCGTCCTGCTCGATTTGCCCGGATTCTCGCAGGTCTGCGGCGGTCGGTGGGATGCCCGCTCTTGCCGTCTCTCGGTTGAGCTGTGCAAGTGCTACCACCAGCGTTCCTGTGGACTGTGCGAACTCATGCAATGCCATGCTGATTTCTGTGACGGCATTGTATCGGTCTTTCGCTCCGGCTTGATGGATAAGCTGCAAATAATCGATAAACACTACTTTGGCTTGCATCCTGATGGACTGCGTTCTAATCCACCCAACGCTCTTACCAGCGGCAGAGCGGACAAACAGCGGATATTTCTTGATGGCTGCCAGTCGGTCAAGTTCGTCAATGCTGACGGTCTTGTTTTTGACCATGTGCAGCGGTACGCCTAGCTGGTTTGCGATAATACGGGCATAGAGCGTGTCTGGGTCGGTCTCTAGGCTGAAATATGCTACCTTACGTCCGCTCTTGGCTATTTCACAGGCAAGTTGCAGGGACAGAGCGGTCTTACCAGCAGATGGTCTGCCGCCGATCACAACGAAGTTGCCCGGCACAAGATGCAAGTTGTTATCCAACACTCTAAGTCCTGTGCTGATATATTTCGGCTTATCATCCAGCTTGCGGATGTAGTTGTCTATGCCATCGCACATCGGGATGAAATCGCTTCTCTCGTTGTGCAGGTTAATAGCTTCTCCTAGCTGCTCATAGATACCTGTCAGGTCTGCGTATCTGGTCGAGCCATCAACGATTTTGAACGCAATCTCTCTGGCTCTGGACAATGCAGCCTGTTCCTTGACGATTCTCGCCCATCCAAGCATCATGTCGTGGGTGACGTTGCGGATGAACTCTGCACCGAAGGCATCAAGGCATTCACCCATTGCTTTCTTGCAGTTATCGTACCGCCCCATGACTTCTACCGGGTTCCATTTGTCGTTGTGCTCCCAATAACCACGAATGGCAGCGAATGTATCATGCAGCTCAGGGCAGAAATCGTCGATTTTAAGGTCTTGCAGCACATCGGCATACTCAGAGAACGTGAGGACTGCCCCCAACAGGATGTATTGGGTCTGATTTTCAATATTCACCGCAGAAAGTCTCCCTCGTCAGGCAATTCAGCCATTGTCTGCTGATAGCCACCGTTCCAGTCCTTCACGTTACGCATCCAGTTCCGTGCAGCAGCTTTCCAGTCTTTCATAGGCGATTTGCCAACCTTCCATCCATTTGCCGTGAAGTGGTCAACAAACCGCTCTGCTTCTGATTCCATGTAGCCCTTCTCGGAAAAGTATTCTTTGGCTTGCTCGGCAGTCGGCGCTTTGAAGCGTTTTACTTCGTTTGTATTTTTCTTTTCACATTTTTCTTTTTTATCAGATTCAGATACAGAATCAGATACAGATAAGGTATCGTTCGTATTCGTTTGTATTTCTGGTATACGTTCGTATACATTCGTATCATTGGTATTTGTTTGCATACAAATGTATTTTTTGCCATTCCATCGTTTGTTTATACTGCGCCTATTTTTTTCTGACCGTTCCTTTATCTTCTGTGCATTCATATCATCGAACGCCTTTACAACTTTCCAGAGCATCCGCATAGCACGGTCGTTGCCGTATGCTGGCTCAAGTCCAGTCTCAACATACTGCGCGTAGTTGCGGATGAATGCTCCAAATTCCTCATTCGTAAGCTCGTCCATCGCATGGACGTGTTCTAGCAGAAGAATCATTGATGTTCTCGGCTTGTGTTCCTGCTCCATATTCAATCCTCTTTGTAGCGTTTATTCCATGCTTCGATAGCGTCTTTGCGTCCATCGTGGATAATTTCAATCTCTCCACTATCGTTCATTTTGAACTCGATTTGATAGCATCTATCAGGAATTGTGGCTTTGCATTTAGAGCATCGGATATTAAATTCATACCCTCGCAGAAGGTTGCATGAAGATGCGGTATTAACGGAAAATACAGCTTTTCCACCGCAAAACGGACATTTCTTAAGTTCTTCCATCTTTAATTCTCCTTAAAACAGACACTCAGCGTCAGGTTCACGCAGCCAGCCTTCTCCCGGAATGTTGACTATCTCATAATACTGCCGTGCAACGTAGATTGTTTTCTGCCCATCCTCAGCAATCAGACCGACAATCAGATAGTTGCCAGCAGCCATAAAGAACCAAGGGTTGCTCTTGTAGGTCTCGCCCTTCATCCAGTTCTTCATTCTGTTCACGGCTTTTTCAATGTCCTTGTCGGGGCAGTCTGGGTTGTCGTATGCAAAAAAATCCTCAGGAAATTTAAGCTTTTTCATTTTCTAAATCCCTCTCTCGTTCTCGTGATTCGCTTATGTGCCTTGATAGGCCTTGCGCCTTTGCCATACGCTGGGCGGATATGTTTTGCCTTGATGTATCCACAAGGTGGCTTCGGCCCGAAATCGAAAAGGTTCAAGTCCATAACGATGATGCCAAACTTCTTGTTCGTCATACTCAAGCCCCCTTTGGCGGTTCTGGCATATACGCCCAGTGCGTCACTTGTGCGTACTTTTCGCCAAACTCGCTTTTCTCGACATTGTAGCAGCCTTCGTAGGTATCAGCCCAGAATCGACCATTCCAAACTGCCTCAAATACTTCTGGTTTGTCTCCAATAAAGGGTTGCATAGAAACAAGCACCGCATCGCAATCGTCAGGTGGAAGCCCTTCTTTTTCAATGGAGTGCCAAATCACTTTGTTTTCACTCATATTGTCCTCCTACACCATCGGAAACGCCATCCAATGCGTCACCGTCACATCTTTCGGCAGTCTCTCGCCTATCTCATCCCAGAACTGACCGTCTGCGTAACAGCCAAGAAAGTACGTTGTCGGCGATAATCCTTGCAACATTTTTCCATCTTTATCACGCCACGTTGTCTTCGTCGCAAGCAACAAAGGCTGTGTCCGCTCTCGTGGCAGTTCGCTCGCTGGATGCCAAAGGGTGTTACTCATAACCTGTTCTCCATCAAAGAACCACAATTCGGGCAGTAGTTGTAGCGGTCTCGGTTGTTTCTCGCATGGCAATTACTGCACATGACGTCTTATCTTCGTCTTGCGCAATCCATTCAGCGGTACGCTCTAAGGCTGTCGGCGCATCTTCCACAACGTCAATGGCATCGCCAATACCGCAAGCACGGCATCTAACTCCATTGTAGTTCTCGCAGCCATCGCAATAAGCTTTCCGAATTCTTTCAATAAGTGCGCTTCGTTCAAGGTATTCTGGATAATTAGCCATTGTCCTTTCTCCTTCCAATCTCCTTACAAACCGCCTTGTAAAACGCATCCCACGTTTCATAGTCGCAGGAATCGCCAAAGTCGAAACCTGTCCGCTTGCGTTCTGTAATGTCACGTTCAAAACAATCCAACGTCTTGTCCGTCAGTTCCGGCAGGAGCGGTGTGATGTATCCGCATACAAGGCTAGGCATATATGACCGTCTGCCCAAGCAGTAGCGGACAGCGCAGTTGCAGACCGCTCCGAAGTCGTCATTGGTTGGGTCTACCATGCCTTTCAGTGCATCGTCCTTTAAATCACACTCCTTACACCCAAGAGAAATTGAAAAGCTACGAAAATCAATATCTGTACATTTTTTACGTCCGCTTTCAATGTCTTGTATGTAACGAACGCTAACGCCAATTCGGTCAGAGAGTTCTTTTTGTGTAAGTCCCATCCATTTTCTGCTTGCCTTAATCTTCTCCCCTGCTGTCATCTTTCTTCTCCCATTCCTTGCACACATCGTCCGGGTCTGTAAAATCAGCCCGGTACTCAGACAGACCGTTATAACAGACCCACGAGAATCCGTCGTGCCATTTACAGTTTGAGCAGGACTTGTCTACAGTTTGGCATAAAAGTTTCCCTTTGCTGTCCAGTAGAATGCCATTGCCCAGCCTGATTACATTACTTTCGCTCATCTTTCTTCTCCCATTCCTTGCATCCACGTTCATCCCACACGAAGTCTGCAACGTGTTCTGACTTGTCGTTCACGCACACACCCTCTGGCTCTGCGTACCATTTACAAGAGCCGCAAGACGGCTCGGATTTGTTCTCACAGGATTCTGCTGCGCATCGGATAGCCTTGCTAGCGGAAAACTGCTTGATGCCCATGCAAGAGCAATGCTCGGTAGTGCAGTAAAAGTTCATCCGATTTTCCTCCAACCAATTAACTCGCAGACGCCAATCGTTACAGGGTCGCATCTGTGAATAACTATGTCCCCTGTTCTGTGCTCCTCGATAGACGGTCTGTAGACAAACCCTTTTTCTTTTGATTCAAAAACTCCATCGAGAATGTTCTCCGGCAAAATTAAAAATCCATCAGAATCTAAAATGGCATCGCATTGCTTACATTTATAGACGCAAGCTTTTTTCATCGTCTCTGCCCTCTCTTTCCACTGTTGAACCGCCCGATCACTCGCTTATATTCTGCATAGCACTCCGGGCACAGATCGCCAGTGTCCCTGCGCCACGCCCAGTCCTTGAAGTATTCGTCAGGGTTCATCATCCTGCCACTCAAAACCGCTCCGCAGCGGTCACATACTCGCTTGTGGTAGATTCCTCTGTCAGTTTGCATATTATCATCCTTCCACATAACACCAGCTTTGGGGCGGGCGCTTTAAGCACTTATTACAAAAACGTCTATTCGTTTCGCCCCATTCTTCTACTTGATAACTGCATCTTACTTTATTAAAATTGCAAACTCCTCTATTCCCCATGAGAATGCAATAATGAGTAAACTCAAACAAAAATTTTGGATGTTCATACAATTTCACATTGGAAATGCTCCATGCCCAGCCTTTCTTTCCGACATAATCCAAAATTTCTTTTTTCCTAAGACCGGACATCTCTTCAAATCCTTCTGGCAAGCAATCCGATTCTGGCGTTATTTCGTACAGATGATTGCAAGTGAACTCCCCTATAACTTTTCCGTCCAGTTGTTCCAAGTACCCATCGCACTCTTTGAACCATCCATTTTTTGTTTTCGTGCAATAAACATAACATTTGAAAGGTTCATCGCCCATATTCGGCTTTGTTTTCCGTATTTCAAGAGTTTTTATGCCAAGAAAAATAAGATTGCACCAACTCGGATTGATGCTCAACAGAACCGACTTCATTTTTTATTCTCCTCTCCCAACATCCTTGAACAGGATTTCTTTGTCGGCTTTCCAGTCTTTGATTTTGCACGGAATGTCTGTGCCGGGTACGGTCTTTTTCAGCCCATCCATCTGCCAGACGTTCCAAGAGATGATAGCAGCCATGTTGCGAACCTTCCCAGCGTCAGGCTCTATGCCGAACAGCCACTTAAAGTTCTCTCGCCATGTCATGAGCATATTTGCTCTTGCAAGCAACAGGCTGTCGCCCTGCCACTCATAGCCGTATGTAGTCGTCGCTGCGTCCTCTGCCACATCGTGCCATGTCCAGACATTCCAATCAAACCAGTTGTTTACACATTTCAGTTTGCGGTCAAATAGTCCTTTCCGTTTTGGTACTGGAATCTTTTTGCCTGTTACCGTGTCGTATCGGTTCACAAGGAATGGTGCTTCTCCGCAGGTGATTTCAAGAACTGTCGAATGGATGTACTTGATAGGCTCTTTCTTCATATCGGGCATCGCACCGTTTTCTTCTCCCATGTCTATCATCTTTTCGCAGACCCAAGAAGGAGTGAAAACTTCTGCTCTTGCTTTGGTTCTTTGCTTCTGCTCATCCAGACGCTTTAGAACTCGTGGCACTGGCGGGCACTTCTTGATTTGTTCTAACGTGATTTCATCCGCAAAGCCCACGCCCAGTTCAGGCGGCGGGTCTGTCGCCCAGATGATGTTCTTACCTGTCGTGTGGTCTTGCAAGAGGACAGGAAGGAACGTGCTTAGGCAGGGGTCGGAGAAGTCAATCAACTTGCGTTCTTCTGCTCTCTCCATATCATTTCACTCCACATAGCATCAATTTTCGCTTTGTTTTTCTTCTGAGCTTCTGCAAATGCGGTAGATTCTCTTGCTTTTTTAATGCTATCGCAAGAGATTTTATAATGCTCAGTGCAAAGACGTTTCCCTTTAACGCATGGTTTACCGCATCTAAAGCACCCATTCGGGTCTTTATAATCGTATTTCTTTTTGCTGTTTTGTCGTCTTTGTTTTAACGTGCATTCGTAACACAGTTGTCTGCCATCCCACGATGGGCGTTTGCCGCATTTCCCGCATAAGCCCTGTTCAATGTGCTTTCTTCTTGTTCTCTCTGCGGCTTCTGCCTGCCTTTTTTTCTGTTCAACTGTCATTTTTGAACGCCTTTTTGCGTTCCTTTTGCTTGTTTTCACAAGGCAAACTTCACAGAGTTTATGCTTTGGGGCTGATTCGTTATGACAGATAGGGCAGAAACCATGCGATTCATACCAGCGTTTCGTGAGAACTTCTTCTTCACGGCACTTTTCACAAGCAACAAAACCGCTGTTGTTAGGTTTTCCACATCTTGGACACAGTCCTTTTTCTTTTCTTATTCGATATCTTGAGACCGTCACATCGCTACATGATTCTTTGTCCATGATTGCTCCCCATCGCTTGTCACCTCTCTGTACTCCACGTCAATCCCTTTCGGCAAAGCCGTCTGGTACTTCTGAGCCAACTGCTCTGCGCTCTGGGCATCGCCCAACGGCTGCTCAGGCGGTGCAACGGTGACTTCCACGTTGTCGCGCATACCAAAGTAGTTTTTGGCTCGGAAAATCCACTCTGCTGGATTCTCCTGACCGTACATACCGTTGTACGCCCACATGGACTGCATTTGCAGAATCAGCTTCAAGATGTACTTCTGCTGTAAGCTATCGTCACGGCGCTTTCCCGCCATAATTTGCTTCAGGCTCACCCATTCGATGCCCAGCACCAGTGCGATCCATTCCACCACAGGGGAGATTCTGGCTTCGATGCAAGCATCAAAGAAGAAGTCAAGGCGTTGCTGCACTTCAATCGGGTTGTTCATGTCCACGCTCGGAAGGTCGCCAAAATATTTGGCTGCAATCATGCCGATGACCTTCTTGTCCTCTTCATCACCGATTCTCGACTGCAAATCGCCCGTGTTCAGCATCTTAGACCTCGTGATTGCCAACTCCTGTTGTTCTTTCACCTTTTTACTCACCTGTGAGCGGATAGATTTCCGCTTGTTAAGCATCTGCTGTTTTTTCTTCTCACGCTCTTTCTCACGCTTCGCAGCGGCTTCTTCTTTCGCCTTTTGCGCCCGTTTCTCACGCTTTTTCTTTTCAGCTTCGGTCAGCGGCGGTCTGCCACGACCACGCTTCTGGGGTGTTGCCATGTATCAGACCTCCTTTGGCGGTTCAGGAAGATATGCCCAATGAGTTACATCTCCAAATACAATGTACTCGTCGTGCTCTTGCCATAATCCGTCATAAGACAAAAATGCAATTTCAATGCCGAACTTTTCTCTTTTTACGAGAACTTCTTTTTCTTTTTCGGGCAAAACTTTCTTGGCATCAAACCATATATTGACGGGCTCAGATTTTTCCAATACGTTGGCTAAATCTAAAAATACATCTCCAATGGTGTTTCTGATTTGTCCTTGTATGTATACGATGAAGTTTTTGCTATCCAAAAACGGCTTCGCTTCATTCTTTTTATCAACGCCAACAGTTTTCCACGCCGCAATGATTGGGTCAACATCAACCAGTTTCACACTCTCACCTCTTCATCTTCGTTTCAATTCTGTCTATCTTTCGTGCAATCCACCAGACGGAACAGCAGTTGTCCAACCGCCGCCACCAAGCACACTTTTCTTTCTCGCATACGCACCGACCAAGCGGATTGCTGGTCATCTTCATCGGGCAGTAAAGTTCGTTGTCCATTGGTTATTCCCCGTTCATCTCATAACATTTGCTGTAGTTCTCGTTGAATCCCAAACACCAAGCTAACTCGGAAGCCATTTCCTGATAAATGCCTTTGATATTAAGCTCAGTTTCGGATTTCGCACAGCCACTATAAAGACCATACAGGAAAGCCAGCCTTTCACGCTCTACCATGTTGATATCCTGAATCATCATTTCCACCCCATTACAACTGCCGTACAAACGACCAGACACACGTTGACGAACAGCCAGACAAGCATTGCCTGTCGTTCTTCAAACAGGTTGTCTGCCATGTTCTTGATTGTCCGTTCGGACTGAACTACCACCGCCAGCAGGACTAGGCAGACCAGCCAACAGGTTACAAATTCAAACATTGTTATCCTCCATCAAATCGTCCATGCTCAACTGACCGCTGATGTTGTCATCTTCCATCCACCAGCGAAAAACGTCCATGCCGGTCTGCCAATCGTCTGTCGCGAATTTCTTCCCGTCAGATTCAAAATTTCTCTTTTTACGAGCTTTCAGCATTCGTTCAAACGCTGAGATGTACATTTTCTCGTAAGCAGGCCAGCGCATAAACTCGCGCTGTCTGCCCCCCCTACCAGCCATAGGACAGCCGATGCAGCCAACACGTTTTTGCCCTTCACAATACAGCGGATTAATGGGCAGGTGTTCGCTGTGTGTGTAATCCCACACATCATCGTCAGACCAGTCCACGATCGGATTGACGGTCATCTTACCCTTAAGGTTGCAGGTCTCAAACAGTTGTCGCTTTTCATCGTTGTCGCCCATCATCGTAATTCTTTTTTCTTTGTTACGATGGTTAAATTCCATAATTCCACGATTGTTTTTTCTCGATGTCGACTCAGCCCAACGAACGCCAGTTGCAATAAAGCGATTTTTACCAGATGTTTCCTTCAACACAGAACAACAGTAACGCATAAGCCTCGTTGGTGGAACCATGATTTGTGGAATCAGCGTCCACATGGACACGGGCTTGTCCTTGTAGCGTGGCATGACTATGGAACATTTGATTCCAAGCTCTTCC